GCAGATACCTGCTCCTGCAGCCAATCCCATGCAGCTAGTTGATGCGGTAGCAGCTTGAAATGCTTTGCGGCATCACGCAGTTGAATCGTGCTCATTGATCAAGCCAAGGTGCTTTAATTTGCATGGCGCCGCTTAACTTGCGGCTTTCACCAGTTTGTAGTTCGTCGTCAGGCAGTTCATGCACCACAACAGGCGTTGGTGTTACTGGCTGATCCGCTAACCAATCAGCCTCTGCGCGATCCAATCTTGGACCTAGCGTTTTCTTGAACTTGTAGTCCTGTGCTGCTTTACGCAGGTGATCACGCCAAGTCTTTTGACCGAATCGCGCTAGCCATACCGTGTCAGCCTTCAGCGCTTTGGGAAAACAACCTTCAGGGCTTTGATGATCAACTGCACCCAAGAGTTTTCTTTGATCGGCAGCAGGGTGATGATTTCGGAGCCTGCAGCCACGATGATTGCGATGACGGCAGCGGTGGTGGGATCCATGGTTGAATCGCGTTTGGCTTCAGTGTAGAGAGTTACCGGCTTTTGCCAATCGACATTTCAATGTATCTCACACGCCCCTCAAGATCAGACAAACGCTCCTTGCTGTCGTTTTTAAGCTCCTGAATATCCGCCGCCACCGTATTGACCGATTGATCTAGCTTGGCGACCTGCATAAAAAGACCGGCTAAACCAACCACCGCAGCGGTTAGCAGAGCCGGAATCATTTGGTTGAATGGACTTTCGGGCGGCTTGGCGGTAATGACTGCCTCTTCGTGATGATCCATTGCAAGGCATACCGCCAACCCTGTTTCTATGCTATCGACCTTGCCCGCGCAGAGGTTTCTTGCCGCGACGACGTGGGCGGCTGTGCTGTCCGTAACCATCACGAGTAGTTTTGGGGCGTCCAGCTTGGTGTTCTAGGCGCCCTGTACCTGTTTTTGCCTTGACCGCCAAAAGAAATGTAGAAATCTAAGGCGATATTACCAACCTATCGGCGTCAAAGCACAGGAATTTCATATTCAGCGGTTGTGGCTGCGTAGTGTTTCCAAATCACGCCCCAGTGCTGTTTTCGACTTAACTGCCATCAGTTAGCACCGGGCTCAGAAGGCCACTGCACGTTCCAAGGGAAACCTGCCTGCTGAGGGACTAGGCGCAGGGATTCGCGGTACAACGCCCATGCAGCTTTGCCGTCTGCATCCAGCGGGCTATCGGCAAGCTGAGTCCAATCGCAGCTGCCAAGCAGTTGATTGCGTTGCGCACGCACATTGGCGGCAGCTTGCTGCTCTGGAAGTTCATTAACTGTCCATGCCTGCATCCATGTGCCATTTACCTTTTCTGCCCGCATTTTTACTGCGTGCGTGCGGCTATCAAAAGTGGGAGCAGGGGTCTCTGTTACTTCATAAACATCAAACGATGCAAGAGTTGCAGCAGGGATTGGATCCGGGAACGAAGTGCCGGAGTTGTCAGTGCGAAGATCAGCAAGCGTGTAAGGGAACTTGCCGATTTGGTCGTTGACGACTTTTGCGTACATGGTCATGAGATGGTAAAGGCCCAAACAGCGTCGTCAGTTGAATCAATAATAAACATTTTCCCACCATCGGGCTTAAAAAATACGCCTTCTGGACTCCGCGTTCTAAATGGTATCAAAATATTAACTTTTTCGTAGCTTGCCGTAGATACATCCCAGGCAGTAGAGAGGCTGTACTCATTTATGTCATCTCCACTTTGCCCTACTACATACATCTTTGTCCCATCACTTTTAAAGAATAAGCCAGTCGGAACGGTATCTTGCGTACTGACAGAAAACGCTTGTACATAGCTTGCTGTTGAAATGTCCCAAGCAGTAGACAATGAGTATTCATTTACATCATCGCCAGCAGAATCTAAAACGTACATCTTTGTTCCATCGTCTTTAAAAAAGACGGATTCCGGAGCTTGCACTTGTGATTGTACGGAAAAGCTTCGCGTGAAGCTAGCTGTTGAAACATCCCATGGAGTTGAGAGTGTGTATTGATGCGCGCTGTCACTAGTGTTGCCGACAATATACATTTCAGCTCCATCGGATTTGAAGAATAAACCATTGGGAGTTGTCTCCTTTCCAGCTACCGAAAAACTTTGCGTATATGATGCAGTATGTATTGCCCAAGCAGTAGATAATAAATACTCATTTACATCATCTCCAGTGTTGCCAAGGACGTACATTTTTGTGCCGTCGTCCTTAAAGTAAATGTCTTTGGGTGCAGTTTCTTCTGTGGCAACGCTAAAATAGTCAGTTGAAGGATAGGTAAAAGAAGCTGTGCTGACATCCCATGCAGTGCCTAAATCATACTTGTAAATATTTTCATATTCTGCATCTGCAACAAACACGGCACTACCGTCACTCTTAAAAAATAAACCTCTAGGAATGATGTTGGCAACACCATAAACGCGGTCTTGAACATATGTGGCTGTGGATACGTCCCAAGCAGTAGACAAAGAATACTCTTGCAAACGAGCAGTGTTGCCTCCTGTAATATACATTTTAGTGCCGTCATCTTTGAAAAAGACATCTTGTGGATTAGTTTCCTGTGCAGCCACAGAGAAGTTTTGTAGATAACTAGCTGTCGAAATATCCCAAGCAGTAGAGAGATCGTACTCGTTTACATCATCACCACTTATGCCGATGACATACATTTTGGTGCCGTCTGTTTTGAAGAAGACCCCACTTGGCCCAGTCTCTTGCGATGCCACTGAAAAGCTCTGTATATAGCTAGCTGTCGATATATTCCAAGCTGTTGAAAGGCTGTACTGGTAAACGCTATCTCCAGTGTTGCCTATCACGTAAAGCACAGTACCATCAGGTTTAAAATGCAATCCCTGTGGGGCTGTATCTTGACCGCTTACGTCAAAACTTTGGACGTAAGTAGCCGTCCCTAACGACCAAGCAGTTGATAAATTGTACTCGTAAATACTATCATTATTTCCGCCAACTGTATACATTTTTGTTCCGTCCGATTTAAAGGTAACTCCACCAATACCGAGATCCTGCCCTCCGATATAAAACCAATTCTCAGGTGTACCAGTAAAAGAGGCGTAGTCAATATCCCAAGGATTTGAAGGACCAACGGGACCACCGGTGTTGCCTGCTGCTGCTCTTAAACCAAGTGGAATCCTCATGCCACGTCTCCTACATAAGCGCCGTACACCTGTGTGCCGACTTTCCAGAACTGCACGACCGTATATCCAGTTGTTGCAAGTGTAGGCGCACTGCCGCCGGTCCAGACAACTCCGCTGGTGCCCCAAGTTGCATCTGTCCAAGTCAACGTGTAGGCGGTGCCATCGTCGATCATCAATGTGACAGCCTCACCAGCAGCAAAGTTTGTTGCCTTGGGTGTGCGGTTGGCGCCAAGAGTAATTAGCTGAACGCTGCCGTTGCCAGGATCCACTTCAAACGCGGCACCATCACTGATGGTATAAACGTCCTCAAGGATCGTGCCGACGATCGCTGGATCGGTCAGCGTCTGAACAGCCGTAAACGTTTGAACTACATCGAGTTTGGCTGTGTCTGCATCATAGGCCTGAACCGTTGATCCAATATCAGTGTCTACCAGAACATTGCTTCCGCCGTTTTGAAGTGTGCCAGTAAAGTTTGCTGTGGTGTCGTCATATTTGGCGGCAGCATTAGCTAAGTCATAGGCAGTCTTGACCGAGTTTGGCGTGGCTGCTGTTGTTGTGCTCGTGCTGCTAGTGGAATCGGTAAGCTGAACAGCTCCAGCATTGCTTGTCGTAGCAGCCTGGATTTTGCTGCCTGCGATTGCTGCACTCGCATTGATATCGGCATTGACAATTACTCCAGAAGCAATACTTGTAACACCTGTATTGCTAATGGTTACATCGCCTGTTACTGCAACGCTTGTGGGAACATTGCCAGAGCTGCCTACAAGGATATTTCCACTCGTTAAATTAGCGAGCTTACTAAATGCAATTCCGGCGTTTGCGTTAATGTCAGCATTGACGATCGTGCCATCAGCAATCATCGTGCTAGTGACACTGCCCGTGTCTCCAGTTGTAACTACTGTGCCAGTTACATTCGGAAGCGTGATTGTGTGATCTGATGTTGGATCAACGCATGTCAGCGTTGTTTCGTAATCGTCTGCCGTTGACCCTTCAAATACAATTACGGCAGTGCTATCTAGTGTTACATTTCCGCTAAATGTTGGATTGCTGCCGCCAACTTTTTCGTCATCAAGTTCTTGAATTGCTGTTTGTACGTTAATAGCAGCGATATCTCCATACGGCGTAAAGCTAATGTTCGCTGCCGTTTGACCTGCAATAGCGTTAGAAACGTCAATCAACTCCCAACTAGAACCATTCGACAAAATCATGTCGGGTGGTGCCAGTGCTTCTGCAGGGGCGTTACCTGTTCCTGTGCCAGACTCAGAAACAACTAGGTAATAGCGATTGTTAGATTCAGCAGCAGCAGGAAGCGCGGCGCTAACTGTTAAACCAGCGGCACTACCAGCAGAAGTTACTGAGTCAACCTGATTGACACTTGCATCGTATGTTCCAGCAAAAACCAGCTCGCCAGAAATAATTGTGATCGGCAGCCATGCCGATCCAGACCAGATATAAAGATCCTGGTTTAGCTCATCGTAAAAATACTGACCCTTGAACTGAGCCGTTGGGAATGTAACAACGCCAGCCGTACTTCCCGAACCGCCAAATTGGACCGTCGATTCGTTGGCAAGTTTGGCGCCAGTCACAGCACCAGTGCCAATCAAACTACTACCAAATGTCCCTGTAGTAATTTTGCTTGTATCAAGTGATGGAATGTCTGCGGCTTCAAGATTTGCACTTGCCGTAATCAAACCAGACCCATTAAAACTAATCTTTGTGGCAGTTGCACCGCTAACTGTGTTGGCGATACTTAAAACGCCTGAACCATCTGCAGAAAGACCAGTGCCAACAATTACCGTGCCTCGCGTTGCATTGGACGCGACAGGTAAATTACTGTCGCCTAGTAGCGGAACATCAGTTGCAGTTAAAGCCCTGAATGTTGGGACAGCACTTGCGCCACTTGCCGGTCCAGCTAAAACCACATTGGCAGATTGAGCCAAAAACTCACTACCATCTAAATCGTCCGCTAGTTTTGCCGATGTAATTGCTGCATCTGCAACTTTGGCGGTTGTAACTGCTGCTGCACCCAAGGCAGTTGTGTTTACTGCACCAGTGCCTAATTTGGCACTTGTTACAGCGGCATCTGCAATCTTTGGTGTTGTAACAGCTCCATCCGCCAACTTGGCTGTTGTAACAGAGCCATCTGCAATTTCAGAGGTTCCAACTCCAGCGGCTGCAATCTGATCTGCTCCTACTGCGTTATCTGCAATTTGAGTCGCTGTAATAGCATCAGCGGCTATTTGACTTGAACCAACAGCGCTAGCCGCGATTTTTGCGGTAGTGATTGCACCATCTGCAACTTGGGTTGTACCAATAGCACCAGAGGCAATAACGGCACTGGTAATAGTTGACGCAGCTATTTTGGCGGCTGTTACCGATGAATTGCCCAGCTCGGTTGTACCAACTGCTCCGGCACCAATTTTTTCATTTGTAACAGAACCATCTGCCAACTTGGCAGTTGTGATTGCATCATCTGCGACGTTTGTAGTACCAACTGCATCAGTCGCAAGTTTTGCCGCTGTTACAGCACCATCAACAATGTTTTCTGTATTGATTGAGTTAGAACCAATGGCGACAGACGCAATGGCGCCAGCGGCAAGTTTGTCTGCTGTTACAGCTCCATCAATCAGCTCCGTTGTGCCAACAGACAAAGCAGCCAATTTGGCATTTGTTACTGCGTCATCTTGGATTTGAGCCGTTGCAATGGCGCTAGTCGCTACCTTGGCACTTGTTACTGATGCGTCAACAAGCTCTGCAGTGCCTACAGCTGCAGCAGCAATCTTTGCATTTGTAACGGCATCATCTGCGATTTTTGCTGTTGTTACAGCAGTTGCTGCAATAGCTCCGGTGTCAACCGCGTTATCAGCAAGTTGTGTTGCCGTAACTGCGTCAGTGGCAATCTCAGTGGCTGTAACTGCACCAGCTGCAATTTTTGCCGTCGTTACAGCATCATCATTTATCTTCGCAGTCGTAACGCTACTATCCGCCAGATTTGCGGTTGCGACCGCTGCCGTATCCAGCTGCGTACTGGTAACGCTGCCATCAACAAGTTTTGCAGCTGGAATCGTGTTATTGGAAACGGACCCAAGCCCAGCCGTTACAGCGGCAGCAACCGTAATTTTCTTGGTCTCAGACGTGCTGACATCAGCAACGGGTAATACGTCAACAGTTGCTTGCGCGTCAGCAGCTGCAAGGCTGTTGAGCTGCGTAATCTTCTGGTCAGCCACTGCCCATCGACGTATATGTACTTCTAGTTTAAGCCGGAACCTCTAGCAGGACACCAAAGCCCGATTCCTGAAGGATCTTGCCCCCTGGCGTCTGCTCTTGGATCAAGTAATCGCCTGCATAATCAAAAAGAAGGCGTATCGGTCCTGTCGTCACGAATTGCACCTTGCTATGGATTGGCTGGTCCGCTACAAGCTCGGTGCCGACTGAAGTGATCACGCATTCTGCCGTATAGAACAATTCTTGTCTTGCTTCTGCACGATCAATCAATGTGCCAATCGGTACAGCGTCGCTTCTTTTCAGCAGGAAAACACCAGTAAATTTGGCTCCAATTTCTTGACGCAAAGCTAGACGATGCAAGTAAATTGCAGACTCTTCTTCCCCTGTATAGTTTGGTGCTCCACCCCTCCAAGTTGTATCAAAGAAACAATCCAGCTCGCCACTGCCTGAAACAAGAGTGCCCATTTGCTGCTTAAACGAATCACCAAGACTCGTGAAATCAGCAACGTCACGATCTGTATTTAAGGTCCAGCTGATTGTTTGCGCCAAAAAGGAATCATCGCTTTTGATCAGTTCGTAGCTGACTCGATAGCTAGAGCCTGGAGTTGCAAGAGTAATTGCGTCATCAAGGCTGTTGTTGATTGCCGCTTGCCATGTCGCAAACAGCCGAATGCCACCAACGCTGTCCGCATTTACAAACCATTGACCATCGCTGTGCTGACTGGCATCGCCCCAACCGGAAGCATCAACAAAGTCGAGCAAATCAGACGTTGGCTCACCTGTATCGTCTACACGGCGAATCCAAATCTGATCGCCAGTAATTAAATTTGATGCTACATCTTTGAAGCCAAAACGCTTTGATCCAACATCAACATCGGATGGGCTGACAAACGTATAAACCCTTTCAGAATCAGGGCGTCCAAGGCGGATGCCACCAGCTTCGCCAATCCAGATTGCCATCAGACCATTGACACAGTGGTAAGCGGTCCGCAGACTGTAAAGGTCACATTTGCTTGAATAATTTCGCCAGTTGAAGCACTGATCTCAACTTCATTTAGCGCACACTTAAAGGCAACGCGACGAACCTGACTGCCGTTTTCAAAACGCAGCTCCATCGTATGAGTTGGCTCTGTCGGTGTTTGTGTCGTTCTAATTACATCCGTCATCAAGGATTTGCCCTCGATCAGATTGGATGCGTTTTCGTAATAAAACAGGGTCGCCGAACCACTAAACGATTGAACGCCATGCACATAATTCCGTGCGTAATCACCCAAGCTGGTAGTTTCAAGCGTATCAACCGAAGCATTAAAACTCCAGCTGCTTACCCTGGCGACTTTTACGTCGTCAACGTACAGGGCTCCATCAATTCCGGTGTACTGCTTAGCCATTGGCGGAAACGCTGTACGTGCTTTGATTCTATGGTAGCTGCAGTTTAACTACTGACTGCAACCAAGCTGACAGAGGCATTGCCTATGCCTGGCGCAACCCAGTTAATGGCTGGCGGTCCTGCGTATCGCCACTTGTAGCCGCTTGGCGTTACACCGCTGTAGCTGGTCATTCCGGCAAATACATCAGCAGGTAAATCAAAGATTTCATATGTTCCCTGCGCCGTGGCGTAATGGCTTGTGATTTGAAGAAAAAGGGATTCTGTCAAGTTTTGAAACCCAAGCTGCAACGATGCGCCAATGGGGTTTGGTCCCAATAGGACACGGGCTTCATAGCCGGATAAAGCCGTAAAAGATTGCACAGGCTGTGATCCAGGAGTCCAGCTGCGACTTGAAGGCTCAATAGATGGGAAGGCTGCAACGGTCATGGTTAAATTCCGACGAGCATGTCAAGTGCTACTTGGCTAGAGCTGGTAGCGGTTGTTGGGAAGTGGGTTGCCTCAACTTGAAATTGCCCGTTTACCCCTTCCGATATGCTATCGACTTGATAAAAAGTGGTGCTCTCTTCGCCATTGCCCACGCTGGCTCCATAACTCCAAGCGATCTGAATAATATCCGCTGGCTGCAGCGATGTGATGAAATCCGTGGTTTGAAACGACACGGTGTGCGTTGTGTGTTTGCGACTAGCAATGATGTATTTACCTATCGTAACTGCGTGATCCTCATTGGTACAAAACTCCTCTAAATCGTATTGCTCAAACGGTCCGTCAACAGCGGTATTTGCATAGCGAATTTCGTTTGTTTTTGACGTGCCATAGGTTGTTTCGGATTGCGAACGCCAAGTCACCAAAGCGCAAAACGGCTTTCGTCGGCTAGTATCGATATAGCTTTTTCGATAAGTCCCAGCAACAATATTTGAAGCGTCGAAAGAGGCAACAGCTGTTACTGGATCGAGCGATATATTGAACTCAATATCAAGGGGCAAAACAGGACGCAGAGTATATTTGCCGTTGACTTGTCCAAAACGCAACAGGAATAAGGGCGCAACTCGCGTGATGTAATCAACCAAATTAACGCTATTGGCAAGAACGCCATTGAAGTAAAGATTGTTTTTTGTTGTAAAACTGTGCGCTTCCACAAAGGAGGGCTTGTCTATTAACTGTGAGGAAACCTTGCCTACTGCGTTCAGCAAATAAAATACTAAGTCGGCAAAATTGTTGCTACTTCCTTGCTCGTCATTTAAAACACTGGCAACTTCAACGCCATTGCGAACAAAGCATCTAATTTGTTCTTTGTATGTCTCCGGCTCGGCTTCTACTGCATAGCGCCCCTTTACGGCAAGAATTGTCATGCCTTCAAATGTGCCGCCATCGCCAGGGAAAAGAGGCAAGCTGCTAGGGGCACCAGGGATGGTTGGCGCACTAACGATTGATGTCGTTGTATAGTCGTAACTGATGGTCGAAAACACCAAGAAGGCTGGGTTTGGCCAGTAATTTGTGAACGAAGTGCTGACTGTTAATACGAATGTTACCGGATTTTCAAAGCTAAACGATTCGGAAAACCCAGTACTTTCAGTCGCACCAGAACCGCCTATCGAAACGCCATCTGCAAAAGCTTGCCATCGGTGGAAGTAATTCAAAGAGCTAGTTGCACTAGGCCTGATTCGAGTATCTGTAAAACTAAAGGCTGTGCACCCTTGGATTGTAATGCTATAAGAATTGCCGCTAAACGAATAAGCTTTGTTCTCCTCTGCGACACTAAAATCTTCGACGATTGTTGTTACTGATCCAAATGTATAGTCAAAGCCAGTCGTCGGCAAACTGCCGCAGGATGTTACCGCCGCAAAATCGGACAAAGTATTGAGCTGGATTTGGCCTTTCCATACATCAGACGCTGGTATAGAAGGCAAGCAACCATCGCTTACAACGGTTGCAAATGCAAACGAATCTCCGTCTACATCGTTGACTTCGGCTCCATAGCGCACAGCTGGAGGCGTTACCCAAACACCGCCAATGCTGCCAGCTTGTTTTGTAAATACAAGTGGAATTGTATTGCCAATCGCGGCAATTCTTTGGTCTGATGTTACGTCTTGATTGGCAGTCTGCAATGAGGCAAGCTCATCTTTTTGCAGATTGGTAGTGATTGGAGCGGTCGCACTCTGCGGAGCAATATAAGTGGGTGTATCGGTCATAGCTTTGGCGGTTCTCCAATGAGCGTAGTTGTAAATTTACGCGGTGGCGCCTGCGCTTCAACAGCGCTTAAGCTCGAACCAATTACGACGGTAATGGTAGTTTCGTCTTGAGAAGCCGAGATGGTCTCACCAATATAATTGGCAATTACTGTTTTGCTTGTAGGCGGGGTGCCGTCTGCTGTTGGCGTAAATCGGTAAAAGGTTAAATCCGCAAAATAAGCATTTGCAAGACCGGCTTCTACCAAATCTGTTATTACTTGACTTGTCGCAAAACTGACAGAGATACTTTGTTGGCCGCCCGAGGAGTCCGAAACAATGGCACTACAGATAAAGGGATAAAACGTATGCTGATCGACTGTTTGCGACGGCCAATAATTTTGATATTGCTCAACTATAGTCGAATAATCTGACTGCCTAAAAGTAATAAATGCAGCAATGCCAATCGTCATCGTGCCACCCCAATTTGCCTACGCACTGTCGGGTTGCTCTGTAGTTGGCTAAGTGCAAGGTTGGCACCTTCACGAGCGGCTGTCGATGCTGCCTGCTGCAGATCGCTCATTGTGACGTAATTGGTGCCGTCCATTTGTGTAACGGGTCCGGTGGTGATGTTGACCTGAGGCGAAAAACCAGAAGCGGCGCGTTTGGCTGCAGCAGAGTTTTTCAACGCATCCATCTGTCTTTGTTTGGCTGCAGCAGAGTCTGCCATCAGAGCATCCATCCGTTCTTTGCTAAGATCGCTCTGTCGTTGTGTGTAGACATTGCTGCGCAAGACCCAATCAGGGGTCTCGGCTGTGTATGGGATGCCCATTTTTTCAAGCTCTGCAACGTCTTGGTAATATTTTTGTGCTCGCTTTTCGCGTATATACCGCCCTTGTACGTTAAGGGCACTAATGTGTGCCTCGTAGAACTTGCTTATAGGATCGCCAATTGCTTGGAATACATTTGTTCTTGCTTTCTCGATCATTTGCTGTAATGCGATGTTTGAGCTACTTGCTATTTGGGCACCGCCCCCACTGGTTGTAGTACGTGCAAGGTTACTAGAGGCTTGTCCAGCAGCACTAGCGGCTGCCTGCATATTCCTAGCAAACGTGCCAGCTGCAGCGGCTGCTTTTTCAGTTGAAAGTGCCACTAGCGCTTGTGACCTTTCTGCCTTGGCAGACTCAAGGCTTCCTTGTAACACAGCGCGAGCTGCGCGTTCTTGCTGCGTAGCAACCTCTGCAACAGTACCGGCTTGAATCTTCGCTAAATCAACGGCGTCACGAATTGCCTCCAGCGCTCTATAGTGTTCTGCGTTAGCGCTTCCCTGTGCGGCAGCCAGCCGAACGATAGCTTCAACCTCTTTAGCTTTCTGTTCTGCGGTAACAACCGCTAATTGCGCTCGTTCAATTTCTGCAGCAATGTTTGCTTGCGTTGCTTGATACTCAAGCTCGGCTTGCCTAACGGTAAGCTGATAGATCTCGTTGATTAACTTGACGCGATCGTTATTTGTTTTTGCGTTCTCTAGTTGAGTTTGCTTTTGCTCTAAAAGTACTTGAGTAACAGTTTTTTCTGCATCGAGATAAGCTTTTGTTGTTTCAATGCGTTGATCAGCCACTGCTCCTATGATTTTTGCCGACGCATCAGCCGCTTGAGTCGATTCCTGAATCGCTTTTGAAACCTTCTGCTGCTCTTCTTTTAACTGCTTAGTTTTATCTTTTGCGTCGTCAATGATAGGAGGCAAGTTAGAGTATTTCTTGAGCAGATCTGCTAACTGAGCATCCGTCATCTTCGTTTCATCCTTTACCCCTGCCGTTTGCTTGGCGGCTTCATCCATTGCCTTACCAAGAGCATATGATGCAGCCGCAGCACCAGCAATGGCAAGACCTACTTTGATCAAACTCGCCGGATTAACAATGGCTTGTAACGCAGCCGCAGCAACGGCAGCCACTTTTTTGGCAGTAGCAAGCGCATTGGTAGCAGCCGTCCAGGCTTGAGTTGCGATCGTAATCGCCTTCAGAATCCCAACAAATGTGCCGAAAAATGTGGCTGCAACTACAATACCTTTAATGTTTTGCGCAAGAACATCGAAAGCCGAACTCATTTGAGGTAATATCGCCATGGCAATCGTTGTTGCTACACCGAGGAGTTGCTTAAATACTCCATAATTATCAATCACAGCTTTCTCGACTTTGCCAAGTAAATCACCAAAACCTTGAGTGGCTGCTGTAACAACAGGACCGAATAATTCACCAATTACATAAAATAGCCTATCAGCTGCTACCTTTAAGTTGCTCATCGCAACAGCTTGACTCGTCAAGTATTTATTCAAATCGCCTGAACCCTGTGAAGCTTGTGCCAATGCTTGATAAATTAGTTCGCCAGTAAGCTGCCCTTGCTCGGCCATTTGCTTAAACTGACCACGAGCTATGCCTGTGTTTTGCGATATTGCTGTTAATAACTGGGGCATACGTTCTGAAATAGTCACAAACTCATCGCCATTAAGCTTGCCTTTTGCAAGTGCTTGGCTTAATTGAAAGAATGAACCTGCGGCATCTTGCGACGAAACACCAGTTTGTGTCACAATTACATTAAATCCCTGATAAATTTCGCCAATTTCTTTCAATCCATAGCCAACACCACTTAATTTTGAATACACATCGCCAATAGCTTTTGTGGCTTCGGTCTGTGAAATGCCAAACATTTGCACTTGTTTTTCAGCAAGTGCCAATGCAGCGTTATATTCTCCTGTACCAGAAGTAAGATTCTTTAGCTGTTGTTCGGCTTGACTTCTAGAGAAAAAAGTTTCAAGACTGTCTGCAAAGAGCTTGGCAGCCGTATATCCAGCAGTTAATTTTGCCGTTAAACCCACAATGGCGGAACTAACATCTTTGAAACTATTTTTTGTTTTTTCTGCGTTTTGCGGTGTTTTATTTAATTCACCATTAAGTTCTTTCGCAGCATTACGAACGCGATTAAGCTGCTGGATCGCATTGGCGGCATCAACGTTAATCGCAACGTTTGCTACGACTGACATGATGCGTGCCTAACTCAACCCATTCTAAGGCGGCTAGCTTTTTTGTTTGCCTCGTCCATTTCCTGCTGCTCCACTTGATACATCAAGCCCCAGAGCTGCACTTCCTCAAAGGTCATTCGTTCTGACAATTCAAGAAGCGTATAACCTAAATCCCTGGCAAGACGCATCATAAGCCGAAGCAAGTGATCGTCTTTTACCAGCTTGATCAGTTTTTTGCGTCTACGTCCTCTTCACTTGCGTCGTACTGATCGGTGATCACAGCCAGCATCAGGCTTTGAAGGTCAGCGTCACGAACTTCATTTTTCAGCTCTGCGATCTCGCCAGCACGGAACAGCGGACGTCCATTTTCATCAAGTGCTTTACTGACCAGAAGCTGCAATGCAAAAGCAGTTGCCTCATCACTACCGGCGTCCTTTTGCGCACGCTCGCGTTCTGCCATGGTAAGCGGACGACAGTAAAACTCAAAAACCTCGCCATCGCTGAGCGTTACAGCCTTTTTGATCGGCGTGAGGTTGGCAGCTTTCTTTAGCCGATCCAAAGCACGCATAGTCGAAGAAGCGGCAGCCATAAAAATTGCTTGGTTGTTATTACTTTAGACACAAAAAAGCCCTCAGCGCAAGCCAAGGGCAGTGTTGTTATTGGCTGTGATCAAGCGGAAGTGCTGAAATCAAAGCTCGGGACGCCAGCAGGGCGGAAGGTAATTTCAACCATTTGAGCATCGTCGGGATTGATGTTCAAGCTGGCAGTCAGTAGCACAGCATCCATTGAGATGCTACGGCTGAGAGCTTCAGTGCCTTGCTTGTCGGTGTAAAGCTTAAAAGAACAACCGACTTGTTGACGCTGCAGCACATCTTCCACCATCCGATTGGACAGGGCAGAATCTTCATTGGTCACAAAAACTGAAGCGGTGCCGCTGCCATCAGCAAAGCCAGGGATATAAGCACGGAAAGGTGCATACTGCCCAGCGGTTTGACCGATGGTTGTAACGTCAATTTCAGCGCGGCTGATTTCAAAGCTCCAGCTTTGCACCTGACCGACAGCGGCGTAATCGGCGTAAGCAACCTGAAACTCATTAGGCGCTGCAGCGGTGCCATCATCGGTGATGGTAATGCTTGCGCCGCCAGCGGTGGCGGATACTTGCAGCACGCCGGTGGATGCCGTGTAGGCAATGACGTAATAGGTGGTTGCTGCGGTGATACCAGCAGGCAAAGTGCCGGTGCCAGATCCACCAGTTTGACTGTTAACAACACTGAAAACAACTGGATCGCCTACCTTCAAATTGAGGTAAGGCTGCACAGTGATTTCATCATCAGCAACCGTGACATTGGATTCACCGAAAGTACCGGTGGTGCCAGCGGGTTTGTAGTAAAGAGCGCCGGACGTACCGGACAGAACAGTAGCCATTGTCGTGAACGGTAGGTGGCTAGCACCAGTCTAACTTTGTTCATACGCCTCGAAAGTAATCGTGACTTGAGCTTGATTAAAAGATGCAGCAAGGCTACTCCCAGCACTAATGCCAGTTTCATTCAGGGATGCTTCAACGGTTCTTGGGCCATTTGCCGCGTCAAATTTGATATTTGAAATTTGAAGCCGTGAAAACAGATCAATGCAACGCTGAGCAATGGTCAACATCGCACCTGGTCCTTCGGCTTTTGGAGTAAAGATGTTAAGTAGCAGTACGCCAGTTTTCTGATTAAAGCCATCACCCGTGCCACGACCAGAATTTGTAAAAATCGTCAAATAAGTTCCTTCGCCCCATGAAATGCTTACTTGCACCCAACTTGCATTGTTGGGCGGACTAAATGGAACATTTTGATAAGCGACTTGCAAAGCAGGTGCATTTGCAAACTCAGTCGCAATGCGGCTTTCAATCGCAGCTCGGAGTGTATTTAGGCTCATGATGACTTTCCAATCCGAGCTGCTTCAAGCTTAATGTAAACACCGAGATCCTTGGCGATCAAATCTACCCAGCCAGGATCTAAGCCCCATTTTTTCTTGACTTTATACTCGCCATTCCAAGATGGAGGCAAGTTGGTGCCATAAGCAATCGCTTCGGCGTAAATCAGATTGTTGTGCAGACTGTATATGTTGCCTGCTTTTTCTTGACCAAGCCTATAATTAACCGCATTAGGTGGAGGCTCAGGTATAACTGAACCCTTAGGCACTACGGGATGACCTTGATACGGCGCAGCATTTTGACCGATAGCCCAACTTGCGCGAAAACGACCTGTCAACACAGGACTGTTCTGCTTTAACGCTTTATCACCTACCAATACTGCCGCTTTAATCAGCTTATTAAACTGATCTTCGGCATAATCACCGATCTGTCCTAGCGTGATTTCGCGTGCCATTAGCTGTTGAGATAGATTTCAAACACAATCGCGGTATTGTCTTGCTCGATTTTTTTGATCTGAATAACTTGCATAACTTCGCCGTTAATGCTTACTTGATCAGAAACTGACGGTTCAAAGGAAAGATCTGCTGCGGCAATAGTCAGCTTTTTGTCATTAACTTTGACAAGTTCATTCGCCTCACGAGCATTCACATCCTCCAGGACACCACGGACGGTGGTCGTAGATGCAGTTACGGTCGCAGTACCAGTTGTTGTGTTGTAAGCTCCCGTCGTTGTTTGGCGAATTGTCACTTCTCCCCCAAACTTTGCCATCAGCTTGGATGCGGTCTTTCGTAGCGAGGTTGCAAGTGCCATCAGATCTTGTAAGCGATGCAGGCGCCGTTCTGGAGTTGAATACTGGTGAAATAACCAGTCAGGTGTGCTCCCTGGTCTACTGAAGCGCCAGCGAAGCTGTTGTCAATGATGTTTGTTGATACGATTGCCTGGATCGTGCTGCTTTCGTAAAAGTCAATGTGGTGAAACTTGCCGATATGAGCAGCAGTGTCAGTGATCAGCTCAGCGCCGATTGCGTAATCAACATGACTGGCGCCGCCGTGTGATTTAGCCATGATTAGATTTTGTAGGCGATAACAGCACCGCCTGAGTTAAGGGTAAAAGCAGTGAAGACGCCTTGGATTTCAAAGCCTGCCGGGAATGACTCACCAACAGGGCTGTTGCCAGTCCAGTTTTGAGCGGTAAGTGCAGAAAAGCTAGTGTTGTTTTTCAAGATGACGATCCGATTCCAGCGCCCGGTTTTAGCGTCGGTCGAAGTGACAAAATCACCGCCGATGCTGTAGGTGTTCTCAAGCGCCTGATAAACGGACATGATCAGATCCTGTAGGCAACAACTGTGCCGCTAGTCAGCGTCACGCTAGTGAAGATGCCATACATCTCACCTGTTGCCTTGAGCGGCACAGCAGTCAAAGCATTGCCGGTGTAATCCTCAGCAACTAGCGTCGCAATCACCGAATCCTCAAGGGCGCAGATCTTGGCAAAGCGCCCAGCATGAGCGTTGGTGTCGCTGATGTATTCAGCACCAGGGTAGGCGTATCCCATGATCAGCTCCGGCGAATTGCAAAGTTGCCTGGTCCACTAATTCTAAGCCCGGTCAAATATCTTTCATAGATTGGCGGAACACGGTCAGCACCAGTCGCCATGTTGCCAGCACCGGCGGTAGTGACACTCAAGCTGCCGATGCTGACAGACTTGTAATCTTCAAGGCCGGTAAGCGCCAAACCATCTTTATTGCTGTTCAGGTAAACGGCAAGCACGGCTTGTGCATACTGCACCTGAGTTGGAATCTCAGTGTCGGTAAAATAGTCAGTCGTGATGCGGAAGGGGAAGCCTACGGCGTAGGTGTTGATGTAAGTGTCAGGCTTCCGCACACCTGTTCGTGGCCACTGCAATGCTTGTGTGTCAGTAGCACGAGCACCTAAAAAACGCTCACGGTCA